GTAACTGAATTAACAAACGGAGAACTATTTAACTCCGTCTTTAACTTATCTATAATCGTGTAGAATCCTACCATTTTTGTTGTTGCTTTTTAATTTGTCTAATTTCTATTTCCGTCTTTTGCTTCTCGAATGTTAGTAAGGTCAAACACTTAACCAATGGTTCTCTGGTAACTGCGTCAAATCTTGTAATGTCTCCTTTAGCGAGTGCATATATGCTTTGATACCATCCCCATTGTTTTCCAAATTGAGTTTGCTCTGAATAGTCGTTAAGTCCATCCCCTTCATCTCCTTCTCCAAATAGTCCATCAAAGCCGTCAACAATTCGCTTCCTAAAGTCCAAAAAAAAACCGATGCACCAAACACTACATTTAAAGGTGCATACTTCATTACTTCCGAATAGTTAGCAGTTCCGTTGTACTCTTCTATTTCGTATTTTTCTCCTTTACGCTTTGTGATAGGTCTATACATTGCTGCCATAGCTTTATGCATCGTGTCCCAATCTGTAAGATTGCGTTCTATATCGATATACTCACCCCAAGATATATTCTCTAAGTCAGGTACAAATCCGAACTCTAAATCTCCTATCTTAAATCTGTGTTCAAACTTTTGCTTCCCAGAAAACAATTTATTGAAGTGGCTAACCATATCAGAAATATCAGATGCTTTGATTTTTATAACATCCTTTAGTTCTATGCCGCAAAATAACTCTATCATTTTCTCAGCTACAAACTCTTCATCATTTGAGTTCTCAGCTACCTTTCTAAACTCTTGATAGTGCTTTAATGGAATCTCACTTAGTGATGTTGGTATAAGCAATTCTAACTTCATATTTTTATAACTTTTATTTATCCTTATTGTTATACATAACTGCAATGCTATAGGCTTCGTTTAAGAGCATTACATCTCTTCTCATTCTCATTGGATTGTCAAATACTATTCTTACCCTTACACGCTTTCTATCGTATATGTAGTCCTGTACTACGGCTATCATTTCCTCAACGGATGGCGTATGTCCCATAGCTATTGTTTAATCCTAAAGTTTCCATTTCGTGATACCGTAGCGCATCTATAATGTGGTCGTTGCCACCTGCAGGTTTATTTAATCTCACTCCTGTTTTATCCGTGTCCCAGCAGTAGCTTCTAAGTTCTTTGATTAGATTAATGCTATCAGACGTTACTAAATACTCCTGACGTTGCATTACATCTATTCCGTAATTAATCGAGTCCTTACCCTTCGTAACACCCTTAATCGTTATTCCTTGTCTGCGTATTTCTTCTATACTTTTAGGTTCAGCACTATCAGCATATACTACTACGTTTTTTTGTAGTTCTTTAGCTATGTCAGAATTAAGCATACCTGTTCGATATACCTTTTCTCTTACTATTCTTTGTCCGTTGTATTGATATATTTCGACTATCGCAGTAGGGTCAACTGAATAACCAAAGTCTAAGCCTATGCCAATTAATCGTGCCTCAATCGGAATAGTGTCGATTATCTTCCAATTATTAAACACTACTCCTTCTAAGCTACCTACTAAGCCAAGTCCGTAAACATTCCACCAATTTCTCCAATATTCAGAAGTCTTAGCCTTTTCCTTGTTCTTTTCTATTTGGTCTATTATGGATTGGTCTAAGGCTTCGTTATCCTTGTAGGTTAGAATTATGAAGTCGCTATCTGGTTCGTCTTTTAGTTCCGTGTGTACCCAAAACTCATTTGCAGGGTTAAAGTCTAAAAATACCTCTCTCTTCGTTCTAATCGATAACTCATTGTACGCTTCAAAAGTGACATTATTGCACTCATTGATATATAATATATCCCTACGAGCGCCACGCAGCTTAGACGCATCGTCAGCACTAAAGAATTCCATAACGCTGCCATTCGCAAATTCATATCTTAAAAGTGATTTATTAAAGTTTGCATCTACATATCTATTTGTCCACCTCATTATCTTTAAGAAGTCTTTTAATGCACCTCTTCTTAAATGTGGTATTGTTTCAGCTACTATACTTATTTCAGTAGTATTCTTTAATGCTTTGTCTATTAATACTGCTAAAATAGAATACGTTTTTGAAGCAGAAGTTCCGCCTTGAATTATTTTAGTTCGTCTTTTTAAAGATAAAACTTTATTCGTTGCTGTGGTCCTCTGAAACATCTGGGAATAAAGGTATTTCAATATTATGCTGCTCTATCTGCTGAACAGGTGCGCCATATCCTGAATCCATCAAAGCCTTGTATGCTGCTACATCTCCTTCACGTGCTTTCTTAATCAGCGCCAAAGTCATTAAGTCCTCTTGGCTCATTGTTTCGTTTTCGCCTGTCAAAGGATTCTTTAGGTTTTGATTAACTTCTAACCATTGCCGTGCTATTGTGCTTCTATTACGGCTCCCTTTAGGTCTTCCGTTAGGGTTTCCGCTTTCGCCTTGTTCAAATGGTTTTAATGTTCCTCCGTTTCTTCCTTCCATAACTCTGTTTTTACATTGTAATTCCATTGCGTTTAATCACTAAACTTGGGTCTAGCTTTTTCATTCGGTCAATTATTACTTGGCAATATTTCGGGTCTAATTCCATTCCGTAACATTTGCGTTTAAGTTGGTGTGAAGCTACCATTGTTGAACCTGAACCCAAGAATAAATCCAATACTCCCATACCTTCTTTGCTTGAATTGTTTAACGCATTTTCAATTAATGGAATTGGCTTCATAGTTGGGTGTAAATCATTTTTTAATGTTCTTTGAAACTGCCAAATATCTTCTTGTTTATATCGTTCGCCATAAAAGTTACCTCCTTTTTGTCCATAAATTATTGGTTCATACCTGCTTTTATAATCCATATTTGAAAGTGCTGCTTGATTTTTCATCCATATAATGATATTTTTCCATTTATGGCCTGAATCAATTAAACTATTTAATAATAAATGTAATTCCGAATAAGCAAAACATATATACCAAGCCCCTTTATTAAATAAAAATAAATTGCTTAAAACTTCAGCCATAAAATTTTTGAAATCATCTTCACTTAATGAATCGTTTTCTATTTCATCGTGTTTAGTATTTGCGCATTTATGTCCGTGAATAACAACACCATCTTTTGTTGTGTTACTTATTCTTTGTCCTTGAAAAGAAACTCTATACGGTGGGTCGGTAAATACCATATCCGCCTTTTGTCCGTTCATTAGCTTAGCTACTTGGTCGCTATCCGTACTATCCCCACATAGTAAACGGTGTTCGCCTATTTCGAATAAGTCTCCTAATACTATATCCGTGTTTATCTCGTTAGGTATTTCGTAATCATCTTCTTCAGCTTCGAGTTCTTCTTGAACGCTTAAATCAACTGGCAAATCTAATCCCCACTCTTCAAGTTTATCTACTTCCCATTCGTTAGCTAATATATCCCAATCCCATTCTCCAAAGCCTACGTTATCTTTTACAATAAATTCGTGTTTCTGTTCTTCTGTTAAATTATCCGCCTTTACAATAAACACTTCTTTTAATCCTGCTTCTTTACACGCTTTTAAACGCATATTTCCACCAAGTACAATATTGTTTTCATCTACTACGATAGGTCTTAACTCAAGCATCTGTGGAAAGTCCTGTATAGACTTAACCAACTTTTTAAACTTATCGTCTTTTATTAGACGTGGATTCTTTGGGTTCGTCTTTACCTCGCTTATTTTTACTTTATCTACTTTCATATTAGTTGAGTGAGTAATTATAACTTCTATACTCTTCATAGTTTACCTCTTCCATATGTATGGTCTTAATCGTGTTATCATAAAACAATACATACTCAGCTTCAGCAATTGCCATAGTGAGTTTTAAGCTATTCCATACTTGTCTATGGAGTTCTGGGTTTATAACTACTAAATAATAGTTCACTATGCAATCTTTAGTCTTCAGTATGTTCGTCTTTATATTGGTTGTATACTTTCTTTAATTGATTAAGAATATCTCTCCAACAACTCGAGCAGCTTGTAGGCTCTCTGTTTATATTTAAAACTCTATTGTAAACTTTGAGTAGTTCGTGTTGGTCGCTCGGTGCTATTTCAGCAGTATTCTTACCAAAGAAAGTATCTAATACATTATATTCGTCTTCATTTAGGCAGCTAATTTTTCTGTAAGGAAATAGTTCGTTTAGCTTCTTCTTACGCTCGTCACATCCGCAGTCCTCTCCAGCTATAAACTTTACTAATTTCTTAATGCCTGTTTTCTTAAATACCTTTTCTAAAGTATCTCCTAAACCTTCAGCGACATCTTCTTTAATCTCGTTTACTAATTCTTGTGCTTCGTCTTTTAATAGGTCTACCACTTCGGTAACTACCTTTGGCTGTCTACCTCTTCTTTTCTTTTCCATTTCCTAATTCTTTAATCATTAATTCTAAATGTACTATTCTTTCTAAAAAGTGTTTTGCATCTAATAAGTTAACATTTTCGCCTTGCAAACTATGTGCAAATGATACATAGGCTAACTCCTTTTGGTTTTCTAAATACGCTTTTATCGTCTTCATTTGTTATCTATTAAGTTCATATATCTTTCTTTTAGTTGATCAAATTCTTCCTGTAGCTTTTCGTATTTCTGTAGCAAAGCATAATACTTGTCTAACTGCTCAGTATAATTCTTACGCAATTCTGCTAACGTTGTGTATGTATTTTCAGATTCGCTCATAATAATTCAAAATCTCCATTCAAATAATCTTCGTAGTCTTCTCCTACATTCTCAATCAAACGTTGCTTACAATGCTTTATAGTGTGAAATATAGACGTTACAGATATTTTAGTTAACGCAGATAACTCACGCATAGAATGATTGTTCTCTTTATATAACTTAAACAACATCGTATCGTACCAATGCCAAGAATCTATCTCCATATAAATCTTTAGTTCGATATCGTTCTTAGCTTTCTCTATTCCGCTAACCTCAATATCCTTTATATCTAAGGCATCGTTTACAGTTACTTTTTCAATCTTAGATTTTTGCTTACAATAGTCTACATAAATATTACGAAGTACAAACCATATAAAACCTTGATTTACTTGTCCGTCTTTTATTATCTTCTCTGGGTTCGTGTATTTGTAGATTCTTAAATACATTTCCTGCACTATGTCTTCTGAGTATCGGTCTTCTCCAAATGATTTAACCACCGATATAAAGTGCTTGTGGTGTTTTGCTACCGATGCTAACCACTCCGAACTATTTTCAGTTGTCTTCGTTTCTATACAATCGGCTAATAACATACACCCAAATTAAATCTATAACCTTATAAACATATTTCATTCTTCAGGATTTAGCCTTATAAAAGCCATACCATCATACATATAATTTAAGAACCAATCAGCAGTACGTCTATTCATACGATACTTCCTGTGCATTTCGTCTTTTACTATCTTCCTACCCATATATCATAAATAAAGATGCTCAAAGCTATCAAATTCAATGCACCAATTACTAAAAATATTACTGCTAAATTAAAATATTCCATCT